TAAAGGGTCATTTGAGGAATTTCAGTACTCAACTGACCGATCGTCAGAAATTGACGGCCATGCTTCAATTCTCTATAAGGTTACAAACCCTCTAGATAATTGGTCTTTTAGACTCGGTTTGCGACTCAAGGACATACCAACGGTTGCTTGGGAAGTTGTTCCCCTCAGCTTTATGGTTGATAGGATTCTTAATATCAAAGCAGCGATTGCTGGTTTGATGAATCTCCTTGATCCAAATGTTTTGATCCTTGCCGCTTCCTATCGCACCAAGATAACCAAGTCAAACAAATGTCATTTGACTGATATATATTGGAGCAATGGAAGTTACGATGTAACCATAACTAACCCTGACTATATAGAACATAAACAATTCTATTATGATAGGGTCGTATGGGTTCCAACGGTGTCTGATACTATACCCGCCATAACTCCAGGCGGATTAGTAAAGGATGTAGCCTCAACTCTTGATCTCCTCGCTATTACAGTGAGCCGACTTTTATAGTCGGAGGGGTCATACAAACTAAAAGGAAATTTGCATGCCTTTATCAACTGCAAGCGTTCTGAGTGGCGCCACTACGGCGGCCTCAGGTGGATCGGCACTGGCGTTTACTGGAGCCGGGATCCGAAACAATTCACACGCTCTCTATGTTGCTGCAGATACTGATCTGCGCACTCGTAGAGCACTCGTGTGTTCTGTTAAGGAACCTAAGGTCTCCTCGTCAGCACCGAATGGTTATACCCAGGCGCGTTCAACGGTGACTTATAAAGCACCGCTTTCATTGGACAATGGTAACGTAACTGTTAACACTGTCCGCGTTGAGGTCAGCTATGATGTGGAAACATCAGCCGCTGAACTCACCGAGTTGAAATGTATCGGTTCTCAGATTCTTACTGATGCCGATTTTGACGCACTATTCCAGTCCCAATCCTTGGCCTAGCGTGCCTATTATGACACGCTGGTTTTGGATAGATGTGTTCATACAGCTTATACATATGATCAGTGAAAAACTCGCTGATTCAAAAGTTAAACTGCCTGACACTAGGACCGGAGGGGACTACGACTAGGGATAGTCGTATCTAACCATTCCATTAACTTCTCTTTAAACAGGAGAAATTCCCATGAGGAGAAAAGCGAAGATCTTTAATCCTGAACATATCAAAACGAAGATATATCAGGGAGTTTTACGCGACATACCGTCCTCACTACATGAGTACGAGGATACGTATGACCCGCTATTAATGTTACAGTTTCGGCTGGTTAATGAGCTCGACAAGAAATTTGTTTCGAGTTCTAGTAATCCTGAAATGTTGAGGGATAAGGCGATCAAGAAATTTCTTGACACCAATAAACATATGAAAGATTATAAAGAGCCTTTTGCTCCTTGTGTCTCTCCTATGGTCCCACAAACTAAGCATACCTATCGAGAAAATGTTCTCCTTAGGGCACGCCGTTTGATGCATTTCGTTCTTACGCCTTTTAGCGAAGACGAGTGGTTCCAATGTTGTAAACATGGGACCGGTACATCGATCGGAGTATCTTTTAACGATACTTCGCTAGATGCAAAGTCTAAGCTACCTATAACTGTTACATCGCGGGTTGTCTTAATGTTAAATCGTTACCTCGATTTCGACAGTCAGTTGAAATCGGCCATTATAGCTTATAATGGCGAATCTCCAATCGGAGAATGGTACGACGTCATAGAAGGCTCGCGCGCTACTACTGTCCCAAAGACTTCC